AATGGCGAGGCCCAAAAAAGAAAATGCGGATTATCATACCCATGATAAGGATATGCGGAATGATCCGAAAATTAGTTGGCATTATAAATGGTTCACATTCTACAAGCCGATGTTTATCTGTGGGCATTATTGATCCTGCAGGCTGATCTATAGACTGATTTTGTGCATTTTTACCGAAATGTTTATCTAAAAAAAACTGTGGTTGAACCAAAGCCAGCTTATCTCTCGTTAAAAGTGTTGGTGCCGCTTCGTTTACATCGTTCACTTTGCTGCTGTGATTATAATTTACCAGGTATTCAGGCTTTACAATTGCAATACTGTCTTTAGTTGGTATTGTTGGTGCAGGATTATCGACGGATGAAACATTTGCACCATTACCATGATAGGTTGAAAGAAACTCTGGCTGCACTAAACCTAATCTATCCTGACAAACTAAAGCCGGTGCAGGATTTTCCAATGATGGTGGATAATGAACCCCGTTTTTATCGGTTGAATTATATTTCAAAAGCCATTTTGTTGTTACCAAATCCTGATTACCACCAGTAGCGGTTAAAGTGCGTGCAGGGCCATCAATATCTACCAATTTACTTTTAGGATCTCCGGTATTTCTTTGTACCAAAAAAGATGGCTGCACTAAAGTTTGCCCACTTGCAGTTGTAATCGTTCCAGCAGGGCCATCTACAGGTATTACTTTACCAGCTGGGCGGCCACTGTAATATTTGCTTATAAAAGCCTTATCCCCTTTTGCAACATATTTTAATAGTCCGGCGTATATCCTTTCCAGTGTTTTATCACTCAAAGGTTTTTTACGGGTAAATATGCTTTCGCCTTCATCAGTAAAGTTTAATACATCTTTTACCGGCATCCACTTTTTAAGATGGTTAAACATGCCCTGCGATGCCTTTTTGCTATGCGTTGGTTCCGGCCATACAATTGGTAACCCTTCCTTTGCAAAGCAACCAAACAGGCGGTTACGGCTTGTATACGCTCCAAAATCTGCACTGTTCAATTCCTTCCAATCATCACGGTAACCAAAGCTGCAAACTTCATTGCGCCACCGCATAAAATCCTGCCCGTTTTTACGGCTAACAGGTTTACCATTTTCATCCAACGGGCCCCAACTCATAAACTCCACCACATTTTCAATTTGCACATAATCCGGATCTATGGCATGTATGTATCGATAAAGATGTTCGGCAAGTGTACGGCTGTCAGCATCCCGTGCCTGGCCACCTTTAGCTTTACTAAAATTGGTACACTCTAAAGATGCCCACAGTATCAATTTTGCATCTGGAAACTTTTTACGGTACTTATTAACCAGTTTAATTAAGCCGGTTAATTTAAGCTTTCGTATATCTTCCTCATAATGTTTTACATCAGGATGATTAAGCCAATGGCTTTTTATCGCCTTTGGATCATGGTTTACGCAGGCAATTATTTTGGCAATTTTATTACCATCAATTTCTGCATCTACAAAGCCGGTGGTAGTACCGCCAAAGCCGCAAAAAAGATCAACAATTATAAACAGCGGATCGCTCATTTTCTTTTAGCCTTTACTTTATGCTTAATAATTTCCTTTACGGTTGTTGCTGGCCGGCGCTTTGCCATTTTTTCAGTTACAAAACGGCCTGTTTTTGCACTGCGGTAAACTGTTTGTTTCATACTTAAAATTTTATTGTTTTGGAAAATCGTTATATAGCTGGCCATCCAATATTCTACCAGCTTTTTTCTTACCTATTTTAACCATGGTTTGTCCATCTGTATAATCAATCATTTTGCCATGATACAATCGACCTTTTTCACCTGGCCACCACTCACCCCACTGCTTAAAGAAAAAAGCCACACCAGCTTCAATACATTGTTGCCTTATCAACCGTACCGAATCCGGATGCATTGGCCTGGCACCAGGGCCACTTTCACCACCAACAATTACCCAATCAATTCCTTTATCTAAAACACTAATAGCATATTTCTTTTCATCGCCAACCATAATAGTATTCAAATCAATAATCCCTAATAATGGCTCACAACTTAAAAACCTTACCTCAGCAGGCACCTGCAAAAGCAATGGTATCCGTTCATCTGCCGTTGCCTGATCTTCTACACTTACACCTACCCATACATGCGGCATCAATGGCTCTGTAACCTCACGTTTAAAGTATTCAATCATCCTATCAGGCCGCTTTGTTAATATCTGATATATATGCCCGTTAATACCAGTACGCCTGGTAACTCCCAATACACGATCTACAAAATCAAACGGTACATCTTCGTGAAACAGATCGCTCATACTATTTACAAATACCATGGTTGGCTTTTTCCAACGGAAAGGATGGTTTAAACGATCTTCATGGCAAATAATATTCTTAAAGCTTCCCTTACCATTAAACCGCTCATACATCCTTTCGGCATAGCAATTTTTACAGCCCTGGCTAACTTTTGTACAGCCGGTTACCGGGTTCCATGTCTTATCAGTCCACTCTATTTTGCTCATATAGCTGATTTAATTAAATTCATAATGCTTATTCACCTTTACAATAGTTGCTATAAAAGGAATACCCTGTAATTCGCTGGCTTTTTCTATCTGGTTCATCAATACACCAGAACCTGTAAAAACAACATGCTGTTTTTCATCAACCTTTATTTGCAGCTGTAGGTATTTTGTACCAGGCTTTTTGGTTGAATCTTCAATGCGGTAATCTTGCACCGCTATTTCGGTATTCAAAATATCATCTACACTTAGTTTGGTGCCAACAAAACTTCGTTCCTTATCTATACCTAATTCGCTAAACCGCTTCATGTAATAATGTTTTAAAAAGATTTTTACTATTGCACCATTTGCCCCAGCCATTGTACGATGCTACCGATGCCGGGTTAATACCCTTTGCCACTTTACGGGCAAAATTCTGCTTAATGCTTTTGCGCAACCGGGTATGGGTGTGGTAAAACACGTAACCAACAAAATCAACACCACGGGCGGCCACAGGAAATACTTGCCAGTTCGATTTAACCGAAAGCCTTAATTTATTTTGTAAGTATTGTTCAATGTCAGCAAACAGGTTGTGCAAGTGCTGTTTACTGTCCGATAAAAAAACCAGATCATCAGCATATCGGAAATAATATTTTACCCCTTTGGTTTCCTTCAACCAGTGATCAAAATAACTTAGATAGAAGTTTGCGAAATACTGGCTTAAATAATTGCCGATGGGTAACCCAGGAGCACTGTTTATTATGCCATCAAGTAAAGAAAGTAAATCGGCATCTTTAAACTTTCTGCGCAGCAATTGTTTTAAAACTATGTGATCAATATTTGGATAAAACTTTTTAATATCCAGCTTTAAACAATAGGTAGTACCGGCTACATCCTTTAATGCATGTTTAACGGCATTTGCGGCAGCATGTATGCCTTTTCCTTTTATGCAGCTGTAAGTATCGCTTGTAAAAGTTTGCACAAATACAGGCTCTAAAACATTCATTATAGCATGATGGGTTATGCGGTCGGGGTAGTATGGTAAACGAAATATTTCACGCTCTTTTGGTTCATAAATTTTAAAAGTACTGTAGGCAGATGTTTGGTAACTTTTATTTACCAACGCCTGGTGCAGTTTTAAAATATTATCCTCTTTATTTTTATCATGTACAATTACACCAAACTGCTTTGCCTTACCTTTTCGGGCAATGGCATCGGCCAGCTGCAGGTTTTCTACACTGCATATTTGTTGATATAAATTGTTCATTCTTTTCATTGCCTTTGCTTTTAAAAGTCGCCTTCGTACATTCAGCACTACCAACGCCTTTCGTAATAATGTCATTTTTTGCCAAGGGGCAAGGTTTGCACCGGTAAAAAACATCTTGCATAGGTGAGCCCTGCCATTCGTATTCGTATTCGTCCAGTTGTAATTCGATTCGTTGAACTGAAAGCCTGAACCTGATCACGAAAGAACCGGGCTAAACCGGCACACAACCCTAATTTTTATTTGCTATTGTATTTCAAAAACAGGTTAACAGACTTGTATAAGTCAGTGAATTGTTGCCCTGCATAATCGCTCCTTTCCTCATCTTTGAAGCAAAGGCGAGCCCCGCCATACGTAAACGAATTCGTCCAGCGGCAAGTCGACACGTAGAACCGAAAGCCCGAACCCGAACCATCTGCGGCACCACCTTCAAACCATGGCCTCCACTTACGTTGGCTGGTATTGTTAAAATCCGGCTTAAACTCTTCTACACCTGGTTCATCATTATTTATGGCTTCGGTTATGATGAAAAGTTTATAGATACTGGTTACAGCATCTTTATGACGATCAGGTATATTTTCTACACCTGGCAGGTCGTTGGGGTTTACACCTGTTTGTTTACAGGCATCTTCAAATGTTTTTATATCAGTGTACATGGTAATTTTTTTTGTTGGTTTAAAATATCAATCCAAAATCAGGTACAATTCTTTGTACAGATCACTAAAATATTCGTTCATGTGATCGGCCCGTGCTTCGTCTTTTAAAGCAAGGCGAGCCCCGCCAATCGAACTCGTAAACGTCCAGTGGTAAGTCGATCCGTTGAACCGAAAGCCCGAACCCGAACTATCACCACCTATATACCACGGAAACCATTTTTCCTGATCTTCGTTATTGTAATCTGCTTTCCATTCTGGCTGATCTGGTTCATCATTGTTAATAGCATGTATGATAACCTGCAGCTTTAGCAATGCCAGCATACCACGGCTTACTTTTTCGGGCAATGCCGATAGGTCGGGAAGCTTAGAAAGATCTATTTCTTTCTGCGTGGCAAAAGCCGCCTCAACCGTTTTAATTTCTTTGTACATAAAATATTATTTGATTGGGTTTAAAAACTTGTTCCAAATAGGCAAAAACTGTTGCCCGAAATAATCACTCAACTCCTTAGTGGGTAAGCAAAGGCGAGCCCCGCCAGCCGTACTCGCATACGTCCAGCTGTAATGCGAGTCGAAGAACCGAAAGCCCGAACCCGATTGATAATTATCAAACCATGGGTACCACTTTTTTTGGTTATCATTAGTCCAATCCAGTACAACCTTTTCGCTTAGTGCTTCGCTGATGATATCAAGCATTACTGCTGCATTTGCAAATTCCTGTCGGCTGTTTACAGGTTTTGGGTAAGGCAAAGCAGTTTCCACCGGTATGCCTAATTCTACGCAGGCATCTTCAAAACTCTTTACCCTATCAGTTACTTTGGTATTAAAATCTACCTGGCCATTAACCAGATCTTTTAATAGTTGCTTGCCACATGCATCGGCATTATGGAAAGCCTTTAACACATTTGATGATTCAATTTTTACTGTTGACATTGTTGGTTGGTTTTAAATTGTTGATGTTTGCCTGGCATAATAATCCACGCTAAAAATTTCTTATTAAAAGTTGGTTCTAAAACTTTTGTTTTTACCGCACCACGTACAATGGTTATAAGCCCCAAAAACTCCATATTCCTTCTAAGCTTTACCACATGTACTTTAATGTTAAGGCTCATTTCTTTAGGTGTCATACGGTTGTAATTAGCCCGTACATACGCTTCCTGCTTTGGTGTAAGCGATGATTTTTTTAATGGTTGAAATGCGGCCATGGCTTATTTATTGTTAAAAAATATTATGCTCTTTTTATCTCCCTGGTTTCAAAACAATCGCCATGCTGTGGGTTATTTTTCATAAACAGGCGGCTGTAGTAACAGGTGTAATTATTATTTATTTTAAATCCATCATCATCCATACTTTGTGTGGCAACCTCCCAGCGTATGCGTTCAATTATCATTTTACTACCCATGGTTTTATGCCCACTTTCCAGCAGCTGCAAAGCAAACTTTTCAAACAACCGGTACACCTGCGGGTACTTTAAATGAAACCGTAAAAAACGTTCGTGCTGGCTTTCGTTTGGGTTAAACAGATCCAGCTGCGGTGCCCCATCGTTATCAGTTTGTATGGCGGTTCTTAAATTCATGGTGTTAATGCATAAGGCACTTTGCACAACCTTTTAAAATGATGTAAAAAATAATCACGGGCAGCATCGGCAACCAATGGCAGGCCGGTGTGCTTAAGCATTTTGTTTTCCCACTCATATTCTAATGCCTCTTTGTCAATTTCGGCTATCAATTTTTTTTCAGGCATGCTTACATAAATGTTATACCGTTGTTCTATGGCCATCTGTGTACGTTGTTGCATATCCCTGTAACCGGGTATTAAATCCTTCATTGGTGTTGCCAAATCACGCCATATATATTCGTGTGCATCGTGCAGCAAACAGTAAAATGGCAGGCGGTGGTTATTGGGGTGTTTTTCTTCGGCCCGTAAAGCACACCATACACTATGCTCGGCAACGCTGTAAGGCATTTTAGTAGCATTTATAAACCTGCACTCACGGCTAAGCGATACCGCTATATCCATCACAAACACATCGGTACTTTGTGGCTTTTTAAGGTTAAAATACACACCACTAAAAGTGCGCACACAACCTGGTTTATATAAATCTTCGCTAATCATTTTATGGTTTGTTTTTTAAAAAAGCCAGGGGCGGGAACACCCCCAGGCGGTAACGATTGCTTGCATGAAAAACATTTTAAAAACTACGGCTGCCTAACCAGATAAATCGTTTTAATAAAACCGACAGCCGCAGTGCATTTAATCCTGTCCGGTTTCCATTGCACCCTTTGGCGCATTGGCCGCAAATAATATAATGAGTATAAAAAACGGCAGTACAAAAACACATTTTATAAAAGCAACTAAGCCAATCAATCCTGTATCAACAGCATTTGCAATTGCAAACAAAATGCGCCAAAACATGTGGTTTTTATTTCTGATGCTCATATATGTAGGTTTAATATTTACCATGTGGTTGCTGACGTTTAATTTTTCGCTTTTGTCGCTGGTTCAATCCTTTATCTCTACGATTTCCACTGCGGTAAAAACTGGCATCTAATGGCATTGCAACATCTATAGCATCGCCGGTAATAGTTATACCCCGTGGTTTAACAACAGTTTTTGCTGCACGTTTAGTAAAAACACGGTTCCAGAAATTTTTAAGCCTTAATTTTTGCCGCTTTTGTTTGCTACGGGCATGGTTGTTTTGATGAGCCATATAATAAATTTTGTTTGGTTTTAAATTAAGCCCAGGTATAAGAATACACCCGGGGATTCTTCTGTAATCGTCTATGAAAAAACTATCTTATTAAATCAACCTTACCCACACTGGCCGCTGCATGCTCTTCAAAATCGGGCTGGTTCATTTTACTTTCACGCTTTACATACACCCCTGCATCTACACCTACCATTTGTAAAACATCTACCTTAAAATGCTGCACCTTTTCATTAACCAAACTTTCTTCGTTAAAAGCCGTACAGTTAACCTCATCAACCACAACGCCGTTAATTATTGTTGTTACGGTCAGTTGCATAATGCTGTGTTTTGGCGTAACAAATCATTGCATAAATGATCATGCAAAAAGCTGCTATATTCAATATTATCAGTGTTAGTTTCATTGTACTTGTATGTTGTTTAACCAGGCTTCCAAATCGGGTTTGTAGTATTCAATTTTTTTACCAGCACTTTTACGCCAGCGTATGGCGCCTACCTGCTTACCATCTTTATCCAGGTGTTTGCGTATATCACGCATGCGGCGTGGCTTAATATTCAACATAGCACAGGCCATGTTTTGGGCCACCCAGTTACCCACAATATTTTTACCGCATATCAGCTTGCGCATTTCGGCAAACTCTTTTCGCATTTCTATACGCAGGTTTTTTACTTCTGTTTCTATTATCGTTGACATAGGGTATCGGTTGCGGGTAAGCTGGTTAATAAAGTGCTTATATGCTTTACATTACCTTCCTGCTGCTGGGCAAGCTTGCAGGCGCTTTCAATGGTTATGACACCCATGCAATGCAGTAGCATAATTAAGTGCTGCATGTTGTGGCCATCAAAACCTACATAAGTATTTTTAAGTTTGTAATCGCCAAGGCTATTTTGTTCCTGCATTTCAATGCGGTTTTGCCAAAACTGTAGGGCAATTTTTTCCCGGCGCCATATCATGCCATCGTGCATGCCTTTAATATCTAACTGATGAAAGCCGTTTAAATCCAGATACTCTGAAACTTCGTGGCTAAAGAATGGTTTGTTCTGCATTGGTTTTGGTTTTATTGGGTAATAGGTTCTTTTTCTATAATCTCATCTTCAGTAAGGCCGGTTATTTCTTTAATGCTTTTTAAAGCCTGGTACTTTGTTAACACATCACTATTCCTGTTTATCGCATTAATAACAGCCTGTTCACTTACACCGGTATCATAAGCTATCTTAACCCTGTTTTGAACAGTGTTAATCATCTTTAATACCTTTTCATTAATTTTCATTTTGTTGCTTTTTAAGTCATACCACTTTTAGGGTATTGCGGTTTATTATTTTATGCCGTACATTTGTAATAACAATTCAAAATAATGTAAGATTTCTGACATTTCAAAATATTATTGTAAGATTTTTTACATTTAATTATACACATTATGTTAATAACATGACATTAGACATAAAAAAAATTAGAAAAAAACACCGTTTAACTCAAGAGCAGATTGCAGAGAAATTGGGTATTACCAGGCAGTTAGTAATTGCAATTGAAAAGGGCCAACAAATGAGTAAAGTAGTTGAAAAGGCGTTGGAAAATTTTGATAAAGCCGAGATTATACCTAATATGGCTCAAGAACCACAAGCAGTATACGAAAGACACAACCACATTAGCACCGAAACCCTGGAGGAAAAAATACTTAATGATTACAAAGCTTTAAAAAGCATTGCAGAAAGCAACCGCATTTTAGCAGAGGCACAAAAAATTGCCGCAGAAAGTGGTAAAATACTTGCTGAATCGCAAAAGCAATTGGTTAATACCAATGCCGAACTTGTATCTCTTTATAAACACAGTGCTACTGGCAATGCTGATGAAGGTAAATCTGCAGACGTTCAATCCAAACTTGATACTCTTCTGGAAGCGATAGCCGAAGTGGCTGCGGGCAAGAAGTTTCATTCAAAACAGGAAGCCCTTGCCACAATAGGCAAAAAGTTTTATGAGCGTTCTGGTTCTTAATATTTACGGGGCACTCCCACTGGTGTACACAAGATGCACATGTAGTGGACATTTGTTTCTTCATAACAGTAAGGGTTAAGGGTAAAGAAATTAAGGGATAGCAAAATATATAACATATTGTTAATAAAAAAATAAAATAATGGCATCCAAAAAAAAAATTAAAATGGATGGCTGGGCATGGGCCAGTGTGGTATTGGCGATTGCATTAATTTCATTTATATGCTACGATCAGTTTTATAGAAAACCTTCTACAAAATATAGCCATAACTCTTTAACAGAAATTAATATATCGGCCGATATCTATGCAATGGCTTACAGAAACAACAGCATAGCAGCCGATGCAGTTTATTTAGGCAAACCGCTTACAGTAACCGGCCAGGTGGCACGTATTGGTAAAGATGCCAACAATAAAATTTACATAGCCCTGCACATTGATACCGGCGATGATGTGTATTGCTATACAAGCGATGAAAATTTTGCTATGCAATTGCAACCCGGCAGCCAAATAAGCTTTGCAGGCACTGGCGGCGGCAATTCAATTGTAGGCCCAATTATAAATAGTAAGTAACCAATTATAAAATAGCGTGTTTTGCAACACCACAAAAATGTAACTTATTGAGCGGTATTGTGTTGGCATTAGGCTGGTTAGTCCCAGCCAGTTCACTTAAAACAACACAATAAAACTCAATAGGAATGCGGTAACTCGTGTTCCTATTGCATTTTAGGGAAGTGGGCGAATATAGTTTTAGCGGTATTATGCGGCAATAAACGGCACTTAACAACGTATAATGCAACACCTATGCGACACCCTTGCAACACCCCTACCTAAAATTTTATTGTATGCAAAAGATTTCCATTATTGCCCAGCCAAAAAAGAAACAAGCAACCGATACAATGGCGGTTATTATTATCAGGGGTTTTTACAACCGTAAGCCAGTAGCCAGTGTAAGCACCGGGCATAAAATATTACTTGATCATTGGGATCAGGTGCAGCGATCTGTTATTAAATCGGCCCCCAACGCATCGTTAATAAACAGCTGTATAAAAATGAAAATACAGGATATGGAAGCCACACTGATGAAACAGGAAATTTGCGGCCACACCATTAACCGGCAGCTGCTGTACAAAGCCGTAAAAGGACTTAATGAAAGCACCGATTTTTTACAATTTTGCCGTGATCGTATAAAACAGGATTACGAAAACAAAGCCACCCGAAACTGCTACAACAGCGAAATTACCAAAATGGAAGGCTACCGGCCGGTAGTAAGTTTTTCGGATATCGATACCAATTTTTTACAAGGGTATAAAAATTACATGAAAAAAGATCTGCTTAATGCAGATAACACCGTTTGGAAAACATTGAAGTTTATAAATGCCATGATCAACAAGGCCATCAACACCGGCGGCATTATTAACGAAAACCCGTTTAAGTATTTTAACAGGGGCAATTACGTGCAACCTGCAAAACAGGGTTTATCCATAGCCCACTGCGATGCCATTGAAGCTATGGCCCTGGCTGATGATTGTACGCCCGTTATCCGGATGGTGGCTTACCGGTTTTTATTAATGGCATACAGCGGCATGCGCTGGGCCGATGCTGAAACCTTTAACCCGGCCGATCATGTGCAGGGCGGCCACATAATTATGCAGTACCAAAAATGCAAAACAGATGTAAATAATAAAATGCACACACGCCTGCAGCGCATTGTTGATATTATACACCTGTACCCGCTAAACATAAGCAACCAAAAATTTAACCAGTACCTAAAGCTGGTGGCCATGCATTGCAAAATACCCTTTAATTTAAGCAGCCATGTTGGCCGGCACACCATGGGCAGCCTGCTGGCACAGATGGAAATACCGCAAGATCAGGCGGCCATTATTATGGGCCACCGTGATCGCAAAAGCACAGCCATATACTACCACCATCACATAACCAATATAGATAAATCGCTGGAAAAATTAAACAGCCTGTAATAAAAAAGCCCCGCATTTCTGCTAAGGGCTAAACCAAACCAACAGGTTTTATAGGGTATTAGTTCCAGGTATCTAAGGCTTCCAGGTGTGGTATATATTTTTCACGGTTGCGGCTGTTGTATAGGTTTTTACGTGTCATAAAATACCGGCAAATATCTTTAGCGCTACGCCGGTACCTGGCAATCATGCTAACATCTGCCTCGGTAACCGTTACATCCGCATCGGCCATAAATTCTATAATTTCCAGCGTGCTCATTATATGGTTATCAATTCATCATGCGCATATTGCCGCAGGCTGTTTCTAACCAGGGCAGCTTCCTTTTCACGCCGGGCTACCAGCCCATTATCCCAAAGCCGTTTCATACTATCCAGCTGTTCGGCTATGCCTGTATAATCTTTATCTGCAACCAGTGGTATAATGGTTTTCATTTCGGTACGCCTATCGCCCTGCAGGTTGGTGCCACGGTTATACACAAGGCTTACAATGGCACCTACAGCATCGGGCGTTAATTCATTTAGGCCCGGGTAAACCTGTAAAGCCATGCGGCCATATTTAGGTAGCGATATTTTTACAAAAACATTATATGCCGCCTGGTATGGTACACTTATTTGTGCAGCAAGCTTATTGCCCAGCATTGCCAGTTGTGCTTTTTTACCACGCAGGCCGGCAAACATTTTAAGTATACTTACCTGGTGGGCACCAATCTCTAATATCCAGTCGTTTTCTATACTTTGGCTGCTTTGGTAGCCCAAATCGTAACCAATGCCAATGGTAACACCACTTTCGCCACCAGGCCACACTAACCCGGTATATTTTTTATTATACACGGTAACACTGCTAACCTCTTCGCCTATTATAAGTTCAACAGCTTTTTTAGATATTATCATGGTTTGGGTTTTTTATAAATTATCGGGTACTCATCACGGTTTCTTCGTTTTATAAATGCAAAAAGCCAACGCCACCAACCAAAGTACCAACCAATGCCGTACACACCGGCGCATACTATACCTATCCACAACCAACCCCAATAACTTGTAGTTTGCTTATGCTTATTTGTGGCCGTTATTTCGGTGGTAATAATTGTTTTACCTGCACTGGTATCAATTCCTTTTTTAGTATCGGTAATGGCCAGCCTGGTATCGGTAGCCTGTGTTGTACGGGTACTATCCTGCTTTTTTTTGCTGCCGGTTTCTTTGTAGTTTATATTTTTAATATTGCCTTTGGCTTCTATACTGCCATCGGGGTTAAATTTTAAACTGGCCGCATCGTTTGTTTTTACTTTTGTACCATTAACAGTGGTATCTAAAGGTTTGCCGGTATACTCTTCGGCGGTACCATTGCCGCCCAGGTTAAATTCAATGTTAAATTCTTTTTTTGTTTCGGTTTCTTCAACAGATCCGGCGGCAGTTTCAGTTTTTATTTGCTGCTGCACATCGGTTTTTTTACTGGCCGTGGTATCAATACCTTTTTTTTGTTCGGTGGTAACGGTCGTTTTTTCTTTGTAGGTGCTTTTGGTTTTATTGCTGGTGCTGCATCCTGTAAAAGCAATCAATAAAATTGCCAGGGCAATTACTATTAATACACCGTAGCCAATAAATATTTTTGTTGATAGTTTCATGATCAGTTATTTTTCATCGGTAGCATCTACCACTGTTTCAGTTTTAGTAAGTGTTACACTTTCAGTTTTGGTATCTTCTGTAGCATACACTTCGCCATTACTTAAAATGGTATCCAGTAAATTCATAAGGTAACTTTCCCCTATTTTTATTAAAAGCATTACCATGCTTTCGCCGCTATAGCCCATTGCCAAAAGGCACAGCATAACGGTGTTCATTGTAAGTGCCGATATTTTTTTTGTTAATCTAAACCAGCGTGGGGCTGGTTTTTTATAACCGTCTTTTACTATTGCCATGCTATTTATTTTTTTACTTTAAATTGGTTTTTATCGGGCATTATTGCTTCCAAATAAATTATTTTACCGCCCAGCCGGGTTTGCTCATTTCTTATAAATTCATGGCTGGCTTTAAGTTCTTTTATATCGGCAATAATATTAATGATAGCTGCCGTTTGCGTTTCATCAATTTTTGGCTGCAACAGCAGAGCGTTGTAAATTTTAACCTGGTAGCTGCCAAACCAAATAATGGCAGTAGTGCAAATGGTTGCCGCTGCTGTGCTTAGCTTATTCCAAAATGTTGATTTTTTTTCGTGCTGCTGTGCTGTCATTTTTATAAGTTTCTTTTTAATTTATTAGGGCTTTTACCGTTATTGCACCCCCCTGCCGAGTGCGTCTTGAAACCTCTCAACTATTGTATTTAATGTTAGCATCTGTGCAGCCGATAAACCGAGCCCGATAGTCGCAAATGCACATTCCCTGTTTGAGAAAAACCCTGCCGTTCCTGATGTATTTCTTGCTCCGATATAAATTTCATAATCGTTAAGCAACCCTGCTGCCGTACCTGTTAACTGTGTTGTATTTCTTTGCCCAATCATGGCATTACTTGCAATTCTACTTGCTATAAAATATCCGCTGGCATCTGTATTCGATGCTGTAATAAATCCACCATTCACCGAATTTGGTTCAAAGTACATACCATCCGAAAATCTTAATATCAGCTGGTTCTCTCTGCTGGTAGTTCCAAAGCATCCCATTTCAATCATGCTTTCACCGCTGCTACCAACTGTTCTTGAATAGTAACTTATATGTGAACTATCATTCATCCCATTGGTAAATGGTATATAAAATGTTTGAGCATAACCTGTTGAACCGTTAGGTAAAGCACCTGTACCCGAGTGTGTCCAGCCACCATTAAATACCAATCTGAAATTAGCATCTGCATCTACAGGCGATTTTAAATTCCATTTATGAGTGGATGCCGTACCTCCTATCATTGGATATATCGCCTGCATTGATGCCCATAAGGAACTATCCTTTAAATCTGTTACAAGCCCACAAATTGCAGATGAATCAGTACCGGTTAAACCGAGTAGAGTAATAAACGCAGCCGCATCTGTGTCGCACGAAGATGAGCCTCCCCCTTTCTTTGCAATAAGTTTAAACATCGGAGATTGAGCCGATGCAAAAACAGGGATAAGAAATAGTATCAATAAGAATTTACGCATACCCATTTGTTATTTCCGTAAGAAGATGTTGTGTAATACTGTAATACAACAGTTAGCGTAGATGTTGTTACTGTGGTTGTTGGTAATGAAACAGAACTGCTTACAAATGATGCTCCCCATGTGATCGCCCTTGTTGCAGTTCCGGTTATTTGAATTTCCAGTATATCGCCGTCTACTGGCGTACCTGATAAATTTGTGGTCATGCTGGTTATATCAGCAGCTAATGCAGTCAATTTGTAAATATCAACGTTATCAGTATTTATCGTTGGGGTTGCACTGCTTGTTGTACTACCTACTCTTGCTGTCCATCTACCTGTAGTTGCGCCGTTTGCTGCCACTGGCCCTGCTGTGGATGCTATCCATGCTGTTGATGTAATACCCGATAAAAGTAATTCCTGGTATTGTGTCTTTAATAATACGCTGCCAACCCCATTAATTGTATTGCCACCTGCTGCTGCTAATGTCACTGTATTTGCAGTTGCATCTGTTCTTACAATAGATACCTGCTTACCTACAGTTGCAACATCTGCTGCGTAAAGTGAAAGGGTAATATTACCGCTTGTTGCATCTACATAATATTTATTTGTGTTAATATCTGCTGATGCATTTGCTGTAATTGTTCTGTTTAAAACATTGCTATTATTATCTAATAATAATGGATTTGGCGCACCAAATATTTCAGGGCAACGCAGCCTTACTAAGTTTGCAATAATCATATTACCCCTATCGTTAGGATGAATATCAAAAGCATCTAAAGAACCAATTAATGTAGCACCTGGATCTATTAGTTTTACATTTTTTCTTGCACACACATTTATAAATGCCGTATCGTAACCAAACCCAGTTGGTGGTAGCTTTAAAACGATTGGCACAATTGCCGGCACATGATTTTGTAACGTATCTATAACCCTTGTTAAGTTTGCGCTGAATAATACAGAACCGGAAGAATTTCCAATATCATTCCAACCTATTTCAATCAATGCATATTTGGGGTTTGTCGCAAATACTTCCCCCATCCTTAATAATAACTCATCCGTTCTATCACTGGCTCCTGCAAAAACAGCGTAGGTTTTTCCTGTACCATTAAAAAGTTTATTTGTAAAAGTATTCTGCGGTGTTGAGGTGTTATATCCAGAAAGAACACTGTTACCAATACATACCATATCTATATTCTTATAAGAATTTATTTCAACTTTCATTTTATGAATAGCATATACACCAGCCGGGCTACTGCCAATTGTGCCATAACAATAATATCCTGTGTTTGCTACTTGTGGGTTACTGCCAATAACCATAGTGTATGTATAAGGAATTGAAATGCGTTCAATAACGCTTTTATTATAAGATAACGTAGTATCTATGCGGCTAAAATCAACCTGTATAGTTGGTGAATTAAAACTGATTTCTATACGGTAGTTTGCACCGTTAGTCATAGCTATACTCGCAGGCGTATATATAGGAGTACTGGCAACTAAAGTTTCGGTTGAGAAACCACCAATAGCATATAAATTTATTGTCCAGTTGCTTGCATCTACATACACCGCCCTTGCCACAACAGAACTTCTACTAAAACTATTGGCACTTAATTTTCCTAAAAACAACCCCTCTGTTGTTGCCGTTGGTTTTGTTGTTAATGTAAACTCTGTTGTTAGTTTATAACTTGTAGCCGCAGAAACTAAACCATAATTTGTAAAATTATTAAAGTAACCAGTGCCACCAGAAACGCTATGGTTTAAAGTTGTATCAACCATGTAGCCATAGGTCTGTAAAGTGTCCTTTTTATTATTTATCTGCGTTTGTAATAAACCGTTAACGCCACTTAAATAACCTATTTCTGTTGCCGTAGTTGCAGAATGTGTAGGCACTCCGTTAGCATCCGAAATTAAAGCCCTGCTGGCTGTTATAGCAGCAGCGGCACTTATTGATGTACCTAAAGATGCATAATAACCTAACCTGTATTGTGCACCACTATTAACCGTGCCGCTACCACCACCGCCACCCGTGCTATCTTTAAAAGCAAAAGTTTCAGTACCTGCTTTTACATAAAAAACACTATCGGCCCGGCGGTAAAAACTGGTTACACCAACTTTACTTAAGGCATTAATATTGCCTTGCAAAATGCGGTTAAGTTTTGTAGCGGTAATACCACCTACAGCATTGGGCACTATATCAGTGTTAATGGCTGTACGCAGGGCCGCAGTATCGTTTATGGTTTGCGCCCTGGCAGCTGTGGCAAACAATACAATAAATAAAAAGGCAAGTATTTTTTTCATAATTAAAAACGTATTAAGGGTATTTTACCAATATTTTTTGGGCGGGTTTCGGTACCGCCGGTTGCGGTTGTTGTGTATGTTTTTGTAGTGGGCACACCGGGCGGGCCATCGGTTACACCAAGTGTTGCAGCAGATGCGGTATGCTGTACCTGGCCAGTGGTAACATCATGCGTATGCGCTTTTAAAGCATCTTCTTCTAACCCACCGGCATATTCGTGCAGGCGGCCGGCATCCAGCCCACGGGTAAGATCCAGCGATCTATCAAACAAACCACGCTCATCTGGCAAACGAAAAGTTGTGCTACCATTACCCAGGCTAAAGCAGCCACGGTACACATTGGTATTACCACCACTACCGGCCAGCCAGTCGGCATCGGTTACTACTTCCTGCCCGGTGGTAAGGGTTTGTACAAATTCCCAAAGGCGTGGGTAATCGGCACGGTTTACAACAGATCCATCCAACACCAGGTTATTGCCTTTTAGTTTACGGGCATGGTAGCTTTCGCCAACTGCATCAAAATTGCCAAAGCTTGCGCCAACCAGCCAGTAAGTTCCGGCGCTTATAAGTTCCAGCCGTTCGCCGCTGTACATGTACATAAGTGTACGGGTATCGGCAATGGCGTATTTTATAGTATCGGCAGCACTTATGGTGGCGCATTTACCGGCCGTCATTAAACTGCTTAAAGGAAACCTATCGCCAACAGTGGTGGTGGCCACGCTGGGCATTGTAATGGTTATATGCCCGGTGGCTGTAAGTTCCTGCAGTATATTGGCATCGGCTACCGTTAATGTTTTATTAGCGGTAACTGCGGCTACGCTTGCAAGCCTGTATAAATTATTTTTTAAATACAGGGTACGGTTTACCAGCGTTTGTGCCTGTGCATTAGCAATAGCACCAGCACCACCCAATACCAGATCAGTAGTTTCTATTTGTATTACGCCGCCGGAAAAGGCGGCTGTTTCAGTTAAGTTTGCCATGGTTAGTTTATATAAATTTTCCAGCTGCCAACAATACTAAAGGCGCTTGTTTTTGCAATAGCCGCACGGGTTTTACGGGCACAAAGAATATCGCTATCGTTAAGCAACCCAAACTCTGTTATATTTAACCCGTTACCTTCGGCGGTGGTTAACTCCCAGGCAAATAATACACTGTTTGCATCGGGGTAAGTAACCGCAGTAAATGCTTTTTTAAACTGGTTGGTTAATGGGCCAACATCGGTAACATCGGGCACGGCGGTACCCTCGCCTATGGCTATCTGGCTAATTTTTTCGCCGGCCACATTGCCACCCATTAATTTGCACAGGTTGGTTTTACCAAGCGTTACCACCAGGTTGGGCGCTATAAATGTTTCCAGCACTTTACCATCGGGCGCTATGCAGCGCATGGTAAAAGTGCCTTTAAGTATCAGGTTGTCGTTTATCATTTTTATACTATTGTAATGGTTAGTATATCCGTATCCTGGCTGAAGTTTTTGCTGCCATCGTACGTGTATGTGCCATCGTATTTAAAATTGCCACCGGCAAAAATTATATCTTCATCCAGGGCCGCCTGGTTCTCTACACTTTCATCGGTTAAGGTTAAATCATCGGTGCCCAAACCAAGGGTAAAACCAATTTCGTGCAGCCAGCTACGGGTATTTTTATACTCGCTTATCATGCGCACCAGTTCGGCAATGGTTGCTACGCTTATGGTATTGCCTGCCAGCTCTATTGTTATTTTAAACCTTGCCCAGTGGCCGCCCACATGCTCGGTAAAAATTATTGCCGGCGTACCATCGGGATTTTCGGACGGATAACCGATACTGTTAAGTGCCTGCTTTATTGCCCAAATGGTACCTTTGTACCGATGTAACTCAATAGCACGTTTTATAACCTCACGCTTTTCGGCCACGGTATGTGCCAGTCCGTAACCTTTGTAACCCAACACATCAAACTGATCGGCCAAATGCACCAGCGCATCTTCATCAACTGTATCTATCAAATAGATCAGCAGCTTATCCAATTGCAGATCGGTAAATCTTTTTTTTACCAGCAGATCAAACGCTGCCAAATGCGGCAGGTATGCAATGCTATCGGCTAATATTACATTGTTATCACTCATCGTGTGTACCTGTTACTGTTGCTGTTATGGCTGTGCAATTGGTAAACACTTCTTCGGTGGCCACTATATCTGCTGCCGGTTCTATTAAATTAACATCATAAACACCGGGCACCATACAAAGGGCTATCAGCTGTGTACGCACTACATCAATACCCAGGCGATTTATTCTATCGGCTTTGTAGGCTTCCAGGTTGGCAGTTACTGCGGCTTCAATATCGGCAGTATCTGCATTGGGTAATTTTGTTAACTCTGCCTCTATAGTATAATCTTCGGCGGTGGGTGCAATTACATAAACCGTATCGGTTAATGGCCTTACTTTTTCATCGTTACAAATTGCTGCAACGCTATCCAGTATATCGGTGCCGGGTATGCCACCATCTTCCAGCAACGGGTAAATATTTACATCGCCGGGTGCAGGGCTGGTAACCGCCACATCTACAATAGACGGGCTGGCACTTTTTGCAAAAAATTTATACGCACCTGTTGGCCCTGCTACACTAAATGCAGATGGTGCCAGTTTTATACGCTCCCTAAATTCTTCATCGCTTTCATCATCGGCACCGCCATCGGTTGTAGCAGTGTTGGCCACGCCAGTTACAAATGCCAACGGATCGAGTATTACGCCAATATCGCCGGCAGCATAGCCGTTACCAATTTTACCGGCGGGGCTGGCGGTTGCTTTTACAGCTTTTACCAACTGATCGCCAGTGGCGGTTTTTTCTTCGGTGGTAGTAAATATCACTTTACCATCTACACTTTGCACCCGGTTACCAACGGGTATGGTTACACCGGTATGGCCTGCTACCAAAGTATATTGCAGGGTACACAATGCACCAGATGCAGGCAGGCGGGTTACACCTACCAACTGGCCCAGGTAATCCAGCATGGCGCCACGGCCAAAGTTTACCAGGTTTTGCCGGGCAGTATCGTTAATGTTACCACGCAGCAACATTTCCCGGTAGGCAAAACCCTGCACCAAAAGCATTTCAACATCGGCAGGTGCAAAAGATCGGTTGGTACGCAGTTCCAGATCGGCCTTCATTTCGGCAATTATCTGCGCCGAATCTTCGTGTACAAATTGCGGTATGGTTAAAGTGGTACTCATAATTCTACTTCCAGTGTAGTGCTGCTGTTTACGGTGTTGCTGTATAATGCCAGTACATAGCCATCGCTAAGGCTAAAAAAATCAGTATTAAAATCATCGCTAAATTCGCCCAGGCTATTAACCACATACTCCAACTCCCAACGGCCATAGCTGGCCCAGTTTGTACGGGCATAGTTCAACACATCTTCTTTACTATACAGCGCAGCCGGTGTACTTTGTAACAGGCCGCCGGCATTGGGGTTAAATTTTATATTATACGGTGTATCAAATACACCAACCGGTGGTACAAGTGCGCCAAAGCGCAGCATAACACCACCACCGCCCTGTAAAACAAATATGCCCAAGCTGGCTTGTGTGTAATGCCCGGGGTTTAGGTTTAATGTAATTCTATCGGTAAGTAAACGCCAGGTGCCATAGTTACCCCAATTGGTTACGCACCAGTTGTAAGTATCTAACGGTGTGGCAAAGCCGCCTGCCGGTGGCGATGGCTGTACCCCACTGTTATTTAAACTAAAATTTATGTAGTTACGGGTAAGGTAAATATTTGGTGGAAAGATGGCCTGCAACAACAGATCAACCGGCAGGCCACCACCGGTAATACCGCCGGGGTTAAATATGATACTGTCTATCAGGTTTTCATCAACCAGCAAATAGGTTATTTCAAACTCTAAATGGCCTGCAGCGGCTATGCGGTGGGTTACTGATTGTACTTTTATGCGTTTTTCCCAAATGGCTAAAGCCTCTATAATAGAAGCTTTAATATTAGGTATGGCAATGTTAACGGGTGCATCCTGGTAACTGTAAACACGGCTACCAAAAAGCGGCCTTAAAGGATCGGTACCAAGCGATGTGTGCAGTATAATACTTATGCATTGGCGCAGGCTGCTAATACCTTCGGCAATGGCGCCGGTACCCAAAATGGATATGCCCCAAACCTTGCTTTTAATATTGCTTAATGTGGCCAAATGCGTTGTTGATTTAGTGTGCTAAAAGTCCACTAAAAGGCGGCTTTTAAACGCACCAACATCGCACAGTTAACGCACCGTTACAATGCGGCAACATCTTTCTGTTCAACATAACTGTAGCAACGGTTGCAGGCAGGTAGCCAAAAGTTTTGGGCCAGTAAAAAAATACCTGCACCACGTGTAAGTATGATATGGGTAGATGCGCCGGTGCACACCGGGCTGTTAACTTCGCAGATGCAACGCTTTTTTAAAAACGTGGTGCTTAGTTCTGCAAATATTTTTTGCGTTTTTTTGCAGGGCATAATTAAGGTGTAGCTATACCAGATGTGCCGCCACCAACAGTAACGCCCAGGTGCTTATGTGTTTTAAGGCCAATGGTACCGGCACTAACATCGCCGGCGGTGGTGCTTATATTGCCTGTAGCAATAAGGTTACCGGCTGCGGTTATATTACCACCGCCCGATGTGCCTATAGATGCTGCTGTAAGTGCGCCGGTTACCGTTGCCGTACCCGTGATGGTTACCGCACCGGTTAATGCAATAGCAGGTGCAACTACGGTGGCACTGGTTGCGGCAGTGGCTTCTATAACAGGTGCAGTAGCGCTTATTTTTGCGGTGCCTGTGGCCTCAATGTTAACTGCATCGGCAGTAATATCGCCGGTGGCAGTAGCTTTAATATCACCGCCTGCATCTGCTGTAATATCGCTATCGGCTGTGGCTTTTATTTTTGCGCCGCTGGTTACTTCAATATCATCGGTGGCAATGGCTTTTATTTTGCCTTGTATGTTGGCAGTAAGTATGTGGGTATTTTTGTCGTACTCAATAAAACTATCATCGCTAAAAAGTTTGCGGAATTTTCCGGCACCTTCATTGGCATCGGGCTCATCAGCATCGCTGTACACGGCGCCTTGTATTACACCATATTCGCAATTCTCGTCCATCATCACGAACACATGTTCCTGTATTTCGTATGGCCAGCTATCTTTGTCATTAAGTGAACGGCGCACCAACACGGGCAGCCAGTTGCTTACTATATCATCCTCTTCAAACTTTACCCTGGCAAAGCCTTTTTTAACTTCGCTGATAATGCCAAATTTACCTATGGTGTACCGGTTACTCATTTGCTGTATTTTGTTCGGATGGATAAGTACTTACTGCTGTGGATGCAGCTTTACTTTTATGTTTTTCGGCAGCTATTAATGCGGTGCGCTTTACTTCCAGATCGCAGGTGTAGCCACCCGATTTTGTTAATGAGTGTTCGCTTTGGGTTATATGGTATTTACCACTTAACCTGCCCAGCCCGGTTATTGTTATACTGTTACCAGCCACATACAGCACACTACCTGGTAAACTTATACTGCCACCCTGCTGCAGACTGTTAGCCCGGTGTAAAGCTGCTTTTGCAATAGCTTCGGCCTGTTGTTTATTCTCTGCCTTTACTCTTATTTCCATAGTATCGGCAACGGGCACGTTAACCATATTACTATCGGTATGAGTATAGGTTACAACTTCTTTTTTTGCCGGGTGAAAAAACTTTATGCGGGCATCTTTATAAGTAAGAAAAGATTTATCGCTAATGCTGTAATCGGTAAGCTGGCTTTTATCTACCGTTTTTACGGCGGCTGCACTTTCAATATTAAAAATACTGGTGAAAATTAGTGCCGTATCCCGGATGGAAAACAGGGCACCGTATTGCTGGCCAATGCGGTTTAAAAAAGCCAGGTCAGTTTCACGCCACTGGGTGGTGCGCTCAATGGGTATGTTCATTACATCGCCCTGCAGGGTAAGGCCATTTTCTTTTGCCACAGCTTCGGCCAGTTGCTTTAAAGTTTTACCCTCGCTGGCAAAACTTTTTTTAGTACGCAGGCGTTTGTTTATGCCGGCGCTTAACCCTTTTAAACTAACCGTATCGCCACCGCTTTTGCTGCCGGTTAAACTTATCTCGTCGAGAGAAAAAGTACCGCACTTTAAAATGCTTTGGCCCTGTATAATTTCAACAGTAAGCTTTGCACCTTTTGCAGGATACCAATCTGTTTGCCAAAGCTGATCACTATCTTCCAGATCTATGGTTATTTCATCGGCAGCCTTTTCGGTTTTATCGGTATAGGTTAATGCTGTACAAAACCGGCTTATATCTTCGGTAATATTAGTGCTGTTGTAAAGTATGCGGTATGTAACGGGAACTGGCAAATTGGTTTAGGGGTTTAGAAAGTTTAGAGGTTCCGCTTCCATGGCGGCAGATTTTCTTCGGTTGGTGGCAGTGCTGTTGTTTCAATAACGGGTATTCGCAACTCAATACCACCAGGTAATTTTTCGGTAATATCTACATCAGGGTTAGCAGCAATAATGGTATTCATTAATGATGCATCGCCATACGCAAGTTGAGCGATAGAATCCCATCTAATATTTTCCTTTGTTATGTATGTTAACTCTTCTGCCATTACGCTGGTTTACGGGTTATTGTAGATACGTTTGCAGATGTTGCCTGCTTTGCTATAGCACCAATAAGATTTTGAAAAGTAAAATGCAGGCTTCGTTTTGTGTTAAGGTCGCCACCTTCCATAGCGGTTGCATAGCTTGTGCAATTAGTTATTAATGCAGCCACATTGCTTTGCATACCATATTGCGATAAACAATGGCTGTAAGAATTTGCCATGTTTTGGCTTGCACTTTTAACAGCAGTAACACTTGCAATAACACGAGATTTAGCAGTAGGGAAACCCTGAATATGCGATACAAAATCGCTATACTCTTTAGCCCGGTAACTTTGTAAACTACTACTGTAAGATGATACCTGTGTTTTGCATGGCGTGGGGCCTGCTGTTTTCTTTTTGCCTACAACGCCTTTTTTTGAGCCTGTTGCGAATGCTTTTTTATTGGCCTTGGTTTGCTCGGTTTGCAGCCTATCGGCAATAAATTCTTTTAAAGTAAGGGTAACGGTAACAGCGATAAGATTGCCCAATTCATCTCGCTGTGCGGTTTCTTTACCAATGCTGGTTATTACAAAATCGCCAACCAGTTTACCGTTACCTAAAAGCAAAGGAAGTACATCGTAATTTACTGCATAGTCTGTAAGTGCCTTCACTCTTTGTTCTACTCCGCAAAAACTTTGATGCATGTAAATTTGAAGCTCCTGCTCTACAGCACCACGGCCGGTGGGCTGTAGCTTTGGTGGTGTATTGATAGTTTCATGACTAACCCATGAAATTTCAAGGGTATCGCTTTCAGATGTAGGGCTAAATGCTTTATCAAAAATTATATTTCCAAGTTGTGCATACATTAGGCAACGTGTTTCCAGGTTTTTTTATGAATAATTTTTTCAATTGTTTTTCTATGAAGTGAATACTTATTCATTAATAATTTTTTAGTCTCAGTTACATCAGATGATGTAGACATTTGTATTCTTATATCAATTACATCCGCTTCCATTAATTTTGAAGCCTTTGAGTTTTCACCTCTCATATCTACTCTTTTTAAACCACTTCTTTTTATACCAGTTACGTGTGCCCAATTTTCTCCCGTTACGATCCCTTTAATACAGCTTTTTGTAACATTGTACTTTAAAGCTAATTCCGATTTTGATTCACCCAATGCTGATAGTTTTTGTATATCAATGACATTTTCTAAAGTTAATTTACTATTATTTGAAAATTTTTTTTGCGAATTATTAGATTACTCTGAAATTTCTTCAATACAGGAAGATCTTACAGAAATGCTACACAATTTTAT